GCAACTGGCAACTTTAATATTATTCCAGGAAATGCAACCGGTACATTTAACATTATTCCTGGCAATGCTACTGGCACTTTCAACATTGTCCCAGGAAATGCAACCGGTACATTTAACATTATTCCTGGTAATATTGCCAGCTACAATATCATTTTCCCAGGAACTGGTACATTCAACAAAGTTCCAGGGAACATAGCTGGTTATAACATCATTTTCCCTGGAACAGGTACTTTCAATATCATCCCTGGTCCTGTGGCAAACTACAACATCATTTTCCCAGGCACAGGGACATTCAATAAAGTTCCTGGTAATATCTCTGGTTACAACATTATTTTCCCTGGAAGCGGCACGTTTAACATCGTTCCTGGCAACGCTACTGGTACGTTTAACAAAGTTCCAGGAAATTCTTCTGGTTTCAACATCGTTCCGGGCAATGTGTCAGGTTATAACGTAAACCCAGGTAACGTGTCAGGTTATAACATAACTCCAGGTAATTCTTCGGGTTTCAATGTCGTTCCAGGCAATGCGGACTCTATTTTTACTCCAGGCAACTTTGCTGGTAACAACGTAATTCCTGGCAATCAAAACTTTAATCCTCCGAGCCCCAAATTCGGTCCTGGCTTTGATATTGGCACGCCGTTCAATTCTCCATCTCCAGGTCCAGCAAACTTTAACGCGCCAACTACCTTCAACTTCTTCAATGCTCCTTCAAACGGACCGCAGAACTTTAACGCTGCTTCGAATGGTCCTGCAAACTTTAACGCTGCAACAAATGGTCCTGCAAACTTTAACGCTGCAACCAACGGTCCTCAAAACTTCAATTCACCGACTAACGGGCCTCAGAACTTTAACCCTGCCACAAACGGCCCTCAGAACTTCAACGTAGCCAATGGTCCTGCTAACTTCAACGCTCCGACAAATGGCCCGCAAAACTTTAACGTAGCAAATGGTCCTGCTAACTTTAATGCGCCTTCTGGTGGACCTCAGAACTTTAACGTTGCCAATGGTCCTGCAAACTTCAACGCTCCGACTAATGGCCCTCAGAACTTTAACGTAGCGAACGGTCCTGCTAACTTCAATCCTGCAACCAACGGTCCTCAGAACTTCAATCCTGCGACTAACGGACCTCAGAATTTTAACCCTGCAACTAACGGACCGCAAAACTTTAATCCAGCAAATAATGGACCTCAGAATTTTAACCCTGCTACCAATGGTCCTCAGAATTTCAATCCAGCCACAAATGGCCCTCAGAACTTTAACGTAGCGAATGGACCACAAAACTTTAACGTAGCGAATGGTCCTGCGAACTTTAACCCAGCTACCAACGGTCCACAAAACTTTAATCCTGCTACCAATGGACCGCAGAACTTTAATCCTGCAAACAATGGGCCTCAAAACTTTAATCCAGCGACAAACGGTCCTCAGAACTTTAATACTCCGACTCCAGCTGTTCCAGGAAACAAATCAGAAGCTCTCGGCATTCAGTTCCCAGGATCAAATGCTGGAGGCACACCTGCACCAGTGATAAATAGTCAGACGGCAAGCTATTATGCTTATCCTGACGGAGCTACGCATTCGGTAGTTGTGGCGCCTGGAGGATATATAGATATTACCATTGAATAAGTGATTTGAAGAAGGATTTACTATGCCATATATTATCCCTAAGTATGGGAAACAATTGAACTGCTTCGCTGTATGGACAGGAGGATTTACTCCTGAAGAAGTCGATAAAATTATTGACTTAGAAAAACTCCAAGAATTTGAAAAAGGTAAGGTTGGGCTTGAGCAGAATGTTCCAGCTCCAGCCGAAACGCGTGATTCAGATATCTCATGGATCCATCATGATCAACACAGCGACTGGCTATTTCAAAGAATGTCTGGAATTATATCAGTTGTAAATGGTGACAATTTTATGTACAATATTGAAGGTATTGACGCTTTTCAATATACCAAATACGGACCAAATCAACACTATACGTGGCATTGGGATGTCGAGTTTGGTTGGCAGAAATATATAAGAAAGATATCGGCATCTCTACTTCTTTCAGATCCAAGTGAATACGAAGGTGGAGAATTAGAGATCGTGAATACTGGAAACCTTGAAGACAAAGTCTCATGTAAACCGAATAAGGGTGACATTGTATTTTTTGCTTCATGGATGCCGCATCGTGTAGCGCCAGTCACTTCTGGTTTTCGTAGAAGTCTTGTAGCATGGGTAATGGGTGAAAGAGAATGTTGAGTTGGAATCCTTTTAAGAAGAAACCTATTATTGAGTTTTATTGCCATCGAGATGACGTAGCCAGTTTGCCGCATCCAAAGCCTGCAGCTAAACATATACCCGAATGGTATAAGAGAATCCCTCCTCTCATTACTGATGGGAATAATGATCGCGACTGGTCAGGATCACACAGCTTTACTGCAAAAAAATGTATGCCAATGATCGACGCCATGTCATTAGGTTATGTCATTCCTCTTATCGGCGACTTGACAGTGAGATCAAATCATGATTGCAGTACGATTGAAGTTACATCTTCTCCACAAATTAACGTATGCGAGTTTCATGACATTCGACAGTTAGGAGAAAGATCTGCTCCAGGATTTCCTGCTCCTCCTCTCAAATTTGTCAATCCGTGGATCGTAAAGACTGCTCCGGGTTGGTCTACGCTTTTCGTAGCACCGATTAATAACTTTGAAAGTCATTTTACTTGTCTGTCAGGATTAGTCGATACTGATACGTATCCAAAGGAAGTCAATTTCCCTGCAATCTGGCATACTCCAAATGCTGACGTGCTTCTACCAGCTGGAACTCCATTGATAGTCGCAATTCCAATTAAGCGCGATGCGATCCCATCAAAGCCTACGGTAAGAGATATGAAAGAACCAGAACAACACTTGATCAATCTCATATCGAAGATGCAAAACACACGCCGAGGCGTATATACGAAAGAATTAAGGGCGCCAAGAAAATGAAAGATCTGTTTTCTTTTTTAAAACCAAAGAAAGATATTCAATTCGTAGACACTAAAAAGTTATCTTATCATAACTTTTCTGTAGAACGGGCTGTCGATGTTCCAACGAATACTCGTAAAGTCCAACAAGACAAGTATGGCAAACATCTGATGCCATACTGCCCTGGAATTTTAGACTATGCTCAGTTTGGATATATTATTCCTGCATGGGTAGATATTCATATCATGGCAAACAAAGCCGGAGTTTCATGGTATCTTGGAGATAAAGGCGCCAGAGGAGATCGTGGATTTGATAACGGAGTTCGAATGGACGAAAAGTTTGTAGAAGGTGCATTTACTCCAGTAGGAATTGATCCTGTCGCTATCTTATTTCCATCTCCTTGGAAAATTTTTACGCAAAAAAACATTAGCGCGCTGTTAATGCCCGCATTCTATCATTCTAAGTTCCTCGAAGATCTATATGTGACTCCAGGTTTAGTAGACTATAAGAACTTCCATATCACAAACTTTATTTGCATGCCGAAAAGAGAATGTAACGTTCACATTAAAGCGGGAGAACCCTTGTTGCACGTGATTCCTTTCCTCAATAAAGATATTACTGCTTCTGTTGGTCCAGCGACAGATGAGATGGTAGATAAAATTTCCAACATGATGCCAGGCGATGATAAGCAATATTATCGAAAGTTTATGGGAATTAAAAAGAAATTTAATATGCAAAAAGAAGAGAATAAACAATGAATATTTTTGTTTCAGTATGTTCGTACCAAGATCCTTTACTTCCTCATACCATCAAGAGTATGATGCAAACCAAGTCAAATAGGAACAACGTAGTCTATTCGATCTTCGAGCAGACGCGCTACGAGGATTCTTTAGCTTGCACAGAGCCTGTGCTTGTAAGTAGAGATGATGTCATCTATAAAAGAATTGATCCAGAATATTCTGATGGATGTGTTTGGGCAAGATACATTAACTTGTTAAACGTGACAAATGAATACGACTTTATCTATCAAGTCGACTCTCACATGTTACATGATATGAACTGGGATCGCTCGCTTGTCGAAGATTATAAGCGAGCGATGGATATGGCTGGAACGAACAAAGTAATCATTACTGGATCATGTAAATCATTTGTGATTGAAGAAAAAGACGGAGAAATTAAAACGTATCCTCAGCAAGAAGTCAATGATGCGTGTAAAGTAAAGTACTATACTATTGATCCTTATAATTTTATTCCCGATGTCCACGGCGATAATGTCCCTTCGACTGATATGCCGAGACCGGCATTTCATATTATGGCCGGCAACTTCTTCACACATACCGACTGGCTCGATGAAGTCGGTTTAGATCCAAAGATCTTCTTTACAGGAGAAGAAATCATGATGACGATGATGTCATATGCTGCTGGATATAAGATGTTCCATCACAGTAAGATGGTATCATATCATCTTGAAAACACTCGAAACTGGCATACGAAGACTCCACCAGAAAATGCCAAAGCTGCTCGTAGAAGAGAAATTTTAGCCGAAATTGGTATATGGAGATGGAAGCAGTACCTCGAAACCTGCAGAGAAGATCTTCTTCTCGAGTTTCATAAGGAATTTGGAGTAGACTTTATTAACTTGGAAATCGAAGAACGAGCGAAGACTTATAGTCTCGATGCTATCGGAGGAATTGATATCCTTGCAGCATCAAAGAAACCAAAGAAGAAGGTCAAGCTTCCTAAAACTCTTTTCATGAGCGAAGATGAAGAATGATAGTATGTTCTCTCCCACGGTGTGGTGCTACTCGCTTTTGCTTGGATCTCCAAGATAAAACTGGTTTGCCATTTGTGGGAGAGATGCATCCTATTCATATTGAAAGCGATAGAAAAGCGCTGACTCATGAAACTGGACACCAAACTAATTTTACATCAGATTCTTTTGCAGAAATTTTACAAGATCATAGCGAACACATCGTACTCGTAAATCAACATCCATATCTCTTGGCAAATCAAGCAAGTGTTTTTATGCTTCGTAGAAATATGAGAAACGCAGCCTTAAGCATGGCAAACTATTTGTTAAAAGTTTATCCAGAACTAAAACCAAATGCTATTCGTTTTAATATTGTTTTAATGTATAATGATTATCGTGCGCTCTTAGCATATTTAAATAAATATGAGAAAGAAGTGATATGGTACGAAGATTATTATGACATCGAAGATACGACTACGCCATTACTTGATTCGTATCCAGGTAGAGATTCTATTATAAAAGAAATTGACGCGCATTATGGATCTAAAAGTTGACAAAAGATATGTGCTTACATTAGCACAATTAGTAGGCCCGTTTATTGCAATCTGGGCTCTAATTCAATATGCAACTTTTCCATGGATAATGGTTTCGTTAATTATGTTCTTTTTTATGAGAGTGATAGGAGGATCGATTACGTATCATCGAATCCATAACCATCGCACTCATACTATGCATCCTACTATGGAATTTATGTGTACAACATTCGGGTTCTATGGTTCATTTGCATCTCCTCTTGAATTTTGTATATCACACGATAATCATCATAAGTATCATGACACTGAAAAGGATCCACATCCTTATCATTTAAGAGGCTGGAAAATACTTTTCCCAATTTTATGGAACGATGACGTAAACCAAAGAAATATTAAAACTGCAGTCAGACTTACTCGTAATAAGATTACTAATTTCTTCTATGAAAAATACTGGCTTTTGTTGATGTTGCCATTTTTGTTGTTATTCATATCTACACCGGCATATTTGTTTATTTACTTCGTTCCTGCTACGATGTCAATATGGTCTACAGCGATAGCATCTCTAAATCATGACATGAATGGTCCTAAAGATATGGGATTTTGGTACGGAATTATCAGCGGAGGAGAACATATGCATAAACAACATCATGATCGCCCATTTGATACGAGCAAAGAAGGTTGGATAAATACCATTGCAGATATAATAGCTACAAAGAGAGTTAAGACATGAATCTAATTCAAATTGACGTACACAATTTATCAGAAGTTGATTTTGATGATCTATACGAAAGATCAAAAGACACGATTGATATCAATTGGCCGGCAGATTCTTCGTTTACAGACGCCGAAAGAAAAGCTCGCATCATCGCTATTATAACCAGTGGATTTAATAATGAATGGCCAGGTTTAAACGTACATGCACCTAATGATAGATATGTTGCGAGTAAGACTGTAGATCTTGACACCGGAAAAGATATGCAATTTGTGACAGGATTTATATTAGAGGATGGGACTTTTGACGGAAGACATTTTTTCACCGCAGCAGATGAAAACGGTTCAAGAAATTATGTTTATTCAGAAGCCTTTAGACAAATTAGAAGCGAATGGAACGCAAGACTTGGCATAACCAAAACTCTATATAGAAATATTCTTGCAAACTCTACTATACATAAATCTATACGCCTTAGACAAAACACGGGATTTTTTACTATTTTAGAGGACGTAGAATCTCCATTAGGCCCAAATTTTAGAAATGTTTTGGTACAATTTAACTAATGAAATTTCTATTGAATGTAGGAGCCGAGAAAGCTGGCACTACTTGGTTATATGATTATTTTCGAAACCATCCAGAATTCTATGATATGGGAAAAGAACTGAATATCATTCAGAGAGATGATTTAGTTCCTCTCTTAGAAGATGTAGACGAATACAGAAAAGACATAGAGTCTTTCTTTCGAGCAGTTTCAAATATAAATCAAGTGACAGGTGACTTCACACACTACGAAGGCTCAAGCGAGAACGTCTTTCGACTTATAAAGAATGGCTTATTGAAATACGATATTGAAGTAGTGCCAGTCTATATTATGCGAGATCCTATTCAAAGGGCTTGGTCTTCTTGGAATTCTCTCGGCGGAGGAAAGATTGCAATTAAATCCCCAGCTTCACAGTTTGTGATGACTAATTTTATGTCATGCAAATATAAAGAAACGATAGAAGCTTTAGATAGTGTTTTCTCAAATCCTCTATACTTCTTCTATGAAGATTTTTTTACTCAAGCCAATATCAATAAGATATGTGATGAGTTACAAATTTCTTACCATCCTGCAGAGTGCGATAATAAAATCAACACTTCTCTGTATAAGAAGATGCCAAATATCTTCTTGAAAACTTTTGGTAAATCTCCAAAGAATGCTACTGCAGTTAAATATGTTTTTGAAAGATTTGAAAATGCACCATGGAAACTCGAGAATTATTCGTAGATCTACTCTCGATGAAGATTTACGAATAAAATTGCTTGACGGTTTAAAAAACCCAATACATATACACTACTTTGATCGCAATGAGGCTACGAACGCAACAGATGAAGTTGTACTCGAATTTCTCGACAGAGAACAGTTTAACTGTAATAAAACTCATATCGAATATTGGTTTCAGTCTCAAGAAGGTTCAGGAGATTTGTGGCCACACGTAGACTTTAATGAGAAGCTTCGTCATAGAATTAATGCTGGAGAACAGTTAAAACCTGAAGAACTGATGTCTCCAATTACCATCGCATGTTATTTAGAGGCAACCGAACTTGAAGGCGGAGAATTCTGCATCTCTGAAAGAAGCTGGCTCGATTATGAGAAAGAGATTACTCCTCCAGAAGCCTTAAAAGAAGAGTTACTCAAATATACGCATGAATCTTTTCAACCTTTCGAAGGAGCAGTCTTATACTTCGAAGGTAGTCGATACTATCATTGGATCAACGAAGTGAAACGCGGATCTCGTAAGAGTATATTGATCAATTTCTGGGACGACTGCAGCCTCAAGTCCACTTAGTTCCATGGCGAGAACTATACTTCGTTTCAGGGTCGTATGCTGCAAAGTCTTCGTAGCGAGGATCTCCTGGTTCTGCTCTCTTGCCGATGCTATACTCGCCGATATGATTGACGATGTTATGGCCATCTTCGGTCTTCAGCTTACATGTCTGCATACCAAGTTGTTGTAATGACTTTGCTACAACATACTCGCTCAAGTTCTTCTCGCCTACTGATTCGGCATGAGGAAGATCTACTATGGCGCGCGGAAAAACACTTGCCAAACTCCAAAAATATGCCTCAGAAAGTTCGCCACGGTATTTTCCAAGTGTAATGTCTGTTTCATAAGCCTGCGTTTCCTCTTCAAAGTCATACCATTTCTGACGCGTCAAACACACCTGAGAAACGTTACGATAGTCGTGTAAGATCTGAGTCATGTCGAGCATTCGAATCGGACAGTTGAATGTCACATCATCTTCTGACAGATACACATAATCATAATCTCGTTCTCTCAGCAGTTCGAAGGTTCTATTCCATACATATGGCAAACCCATATTCTGCTGATGTAAGAAGATCTCTGTGAAGCCAAAATTCTTGGCTAACTCGAACATCGTGCCGTCATGACGACCTTTTGGCATGTCATCGATAAAGATGCCTTCGACTTGACATCCTTCAAAGTTTAACATATCTCGCTGAGATTTGAGTGTAGGAATCAAATACTCAAGACGGTTAGTCGACCATATAATCTTACAAACTTTCATCGCGCTTGCTCCGTGTCAAAGAAGAATGTCTGAAACAGACGTCCGTCATATAGATCTTTGCCGAAGTAATCTAAGCTGGCATGGAAGAGGTCACCGCTATACAAAACTAATCGATTGTATTTGTTGCCTACGATGTCGACTCGATCCCACTTGGTATAGTCATATGCTTCGTGCTCGTTAGTTGGAGCTCGATACTCTCCAGTTTCTTTGTGTCGAAACATTCCTGTGCCTGCAGTGTGAGGTGCATCAGGAGTGAGGTAGCATACACCAGCCCACATGCTCGTATGATCACAATGGATCCACGTTCTATCTGAAGCTGTAGCGTATTGAAAAGCTCCAGTGTAACCCGAATCTTCGTGCCAATTGGTGATCTTTCCAATCGGATTCATCCAATGCTGAATGCAATCCTTGACATCTTGTGTCAAGAATGAAGGTGTTCGTTTTCCTGGATAGTTGCCCGTAACGCCAAAGTCTTGTGTAAGAGCAAAGGCTCTGACTGCGTCGGGATTGATATAGAAGTTATCTATGATCATCAAGTCTAAATTCATAATATTTCAAGTCCTCATATTGTACTGGTTGTATTTATACGGCTTATAAATAGCTTAAGAATAAATATAATAAAAGAGGGATTACATGGCCACTCCTACTACAAAAGCCGAGTTCAAAGAATACTGTCTCCGTAAGTTAGGCAAGCCAGTAATTGAAATCAACGTAGACGACGATCAAGTCGATGATCGTGTTGACGAAGCGCTTCGTTACTGGTATGACTATCACTTTGATGGTTCTGAAAGAGTATACTACAAGCATGCTATCACGTCAACTGACGTAACAAACAAGTATATCACTCTTCCAGAAAATATCATCGGTGCTGTCAGTATCTTCTCGATGGGTGATCCTTCGATCCGCTCTGACGACCTCTTTAACATTCGCTATCAGATCGCGCTGAACGACCTCTACACTCTAACTAACGTGTCGCTTGTTCCATACTACATGGTCATGGAACACCTTGCTCTGATGAACGAGCTTCTTGTCGGTAAACAGCCTATTCGTTATTCTCGTCACAAAGATCGACTGCATGTTGATATGGATTGGAACACAGTTGCTGTCGGAGAATTCTTACTCGTCGAAGCATATGAAGTAGTCGATCCGGAAACATGGACAGATGCTTATAACGATCGTTGGCTTCAGAACTATGCTACGACTCTGATCAAAGAACAATGGGGATCCAATCTTACAAAGTTTACAGGCATGACTCTACCTGGAGGAGTTCAATTTAACGGTGAGAAAATCTACGACGATGCCGTAGCCGAAAGAAGAAAGCTCGAAGACGAGATGATTTCTTCTTATTCTCTGCCGGTTCTCGATATGATTGGATAATACATGTCGACCAACTTTTATTTCAACAATTTTACAAATAGCCAAGAGCAGATCTTAATTGAAAATCTGGTTCTTGAGTCTATTAAGATGTATGGTCACGACGTATATTATTGTCCTCGAACGCTGATTGCAAAAGATGATGTATACGAAGAAGATTCATTATCACAGTACAACAATAATTATTTAATTGACATGTATATTCGTAGCTATGAGAGCTATGAAGGTGACGGTCAATTCTTATCGAAATTCGGACTTGAAATCAGAGATCAAGTAACGTTTACAGTATCTGTTCGTAACTTTATGGACGAGATCGGAAATGTTGAGATGATCGATCGTCCTCAAGAAGGTGATCTTATCTATCTTCCGATGGCCGACCGTCTGATGTACATCAAGTATGTCAATAAGACTCCTGTCTTCTATCAGATGGGATCGATTCAGATGTATGATCTTGTCTGCGAAATGTTTGAATATAGTGGTGAGCAACTGAATACTGGAATTGCTGCCATTGATAACATCGAAAGAGATCTCAGCCTTAGCCTCGATCTGTACAATATTACAACTTCAGATGGCATGATTCTTATCACTCAAGATGGAACTCCTATTATTCAAAGTGGTTATAGTTTCGAAACACAAGCTGGTGATCCATTCGAAGACAATACCGAGTTCGAACTCGAAGGAGATGCAATCCTCGACTGGACTCAAATAGATCCTTTTAGTGAAGGTAACGTATAATGTTTGGAAGAACATGGAATCATGATAGCTTAAGAAAGTATATCATCGTATTTGGTACGGTGTTCAACGACATCTATATCAATCGCCTTGATAGTAATGAAGAAATAAGACAGACTCTGAAAGTTCCTCTGACTTATGGTCCAAAGGATAAGGTTCTAGCAAGACTCGAACAAAATCCAGAAATGTTAAATCAAGTTGGTATTGTTCTGCCTCGTATCTCATTCGAGATGACGTCCTTAGAATATGATCCTACTCGTAAGCTGAATACTCTCAACAAGCTGACAAAACAATCTGCCACTGCAGGCACAGACGACGAAGTCAAGTATCAGTATATGCCTGTTCCATATGACATGCAGTTTGAGATGAACGTCTTAGTCAAGAACGCAGAAGATGGCACTCGCATCGTAGAACAGATCGTGCCTTACTTTACTCCTGACTTTACAGTGAGTGTCAATCTTGTTCCTGAGATAGACAGTGCACGCGATATTCCTATCATTCTGAATAGCATTACTTCTCAAGATCAATACGAAGGCAGCTTCGAACAAAGAAGAGCGTTGATTTGG